ATAGGTATAAGTGCCAGGTACGTCACCCGTCGGGGGTGTCTCTACAGCCGATGGGCCGAAGGCTCCACCTTCATCTATGTTGGGTTGCCACGATCCATTCTGGAAAATCTGGCTCCCGTCTGCGGAGACGGTACCTTCTTGGACGCTCCCTGTAGCCGTCTTACCACCTAATACCGTCGTACCTACCAGGTTGCCTGCGGTATCGTATTGCATACCGACCGACGTAGACCAGTCTTGGAAATTCGTGTTGGTCCCCTGGAAGTATTCACCGAAGATACCTCTGATGAGGTTCTGAGCATCCTGCGTATTCCCCTGTGAGGCTACGATATTTTGAGCCAGGATGTTCGCGGCCCTAGTCCTGGTCGCGGGATCGGTGATCTTGGCCAGATCAGCGGGCGAGATGACCTCGCCCTCATTGAGAGAGAGCATGATCTGACTGGACTCACCGAACAGTGTGGCGGTTGCATTCCCGCCCACAACACTAGGACGGCCTTCGTATATCCAGTCAGCGATATTCTTGTCGTACCAGAAGAACTTGTCGGCGACAGTCTCACCTGTCTGTTCAGCCGCTTTCCCCGCCAGCCACGCCATAGTGGCGTAGACACTTTCATCGGTCGGGTCTATCCCCTGTGATGTCAGGTATGTCGCGGCATCGTTATAAAGACCTGTCAACGCAGCATAGGGACCCACAGTCCCCTGTATCCCGGTGGTGTAGAAGTCCTGGTTGATCTTGCCCAGGATCTGTTCCACGCTGCCTGCCGGCATGGTATCCCACGGGACCATACCTGTGGTCGGCGTTCTTGCGGCGGCCAGCTTCGCATCCAGTATCGCCTGGGCACCTGGGTAAAGGGCCAGGAAGTCCGGGTTATCGACTAGCTCTTTCAAGGCATCGGCACTAAGACCGGAGAGGCGGGATACCACGGTGGTAGAGCCAGGTATACCGTACTTCTGTTGCCACTCCTGGGCCTGGTCCGAGGCCACTACGGCTGGCGTGGGAGTCGGCGTGGGAGTCGGCGTAGGTGTCGGCGGAAGTGTATAGGTGTAAGTGCCAGGTACGTCACCCGTCGAGGGTGTCTCTATGGCCGATGGGCCGAAGGCTCCACCTTCATTTCCAGAAAACCCAAGATAAGAACCCAGAGTAGAACCCAGAGTAGGTCCAGTCGGAAGACTGGCAAGAAAAGTACTGTAATCGGAAGGGCTAGGAACGCTTAGATCCCCCATCGCCCCAGGAGCAGCGATGGGTGTGACTGGTGCGTTACTTCCAAAAGACAATGTATTGCGCTGCATAGGGTTAAGGCCGAAAGCTGCTCCTGCACCAGGTACACCGCTGGATAACTGCACATCAGAAAGACCGGCATTGTCTAAGATCTGTTGGCCTACTACTGCGCTATAAAGACCTCGGGCGACATCTTGCGCTACTTGTTCTGCGATAGTTGCCATCTTATGCTCCTCCTGGGCCGAACAGGCCGATATTAGCTAATCTATCTTCCGGTGTCCCCTGCGCTCCCGGCCTGGGACTGCCCGGTGGTACGTTAGGACCCGCCTGGGGGAACGGGGTAGGAGGTGGGTTACCCTGCCCTCCAGGCGGGAACAACCGTGGGTCGATGGGAGGCGCCGTCTGCCCATTGGTATAGGCATTCGGGTTAGGCGGCAGCGGGGAGAATGCCGTCTGCCCTCCCTGCTGCTTTTCTTGGATCATGCTGAGTAGTTCGCCGTAGTACATGGACGCCTCTGGAGTGCGCCCGGTGTTCTCAAGCGATACCATCAAATTGTATATCTGGGCCATGGGCAGCATCCGCTCGGCCATCTGCTCGTTGATCCGGTCCTGTACCGAGCCGGTGTCTTGAACCTCCATGACCCGTTCCAAGATGTCCCGGTCGGCGAAGAGCGGCACCTGGCCGTCCCTCATCATCTGGGCCATCTGGACCTTGGCCATCTCGTCCTGCGGTACGTCCGGTATCACCTCGACCTCGTAGGGCGGTAGGCCCACCAGCGATTCGGGGGTGATTATCTGGGAGAAGTAGCTCTTCGAATCGTGGGCGGCCAGTTCCATCACCTCGTACCTGTTGGTGATGTAATGCTCCACCAGTATGTCCAGCGTCTGGGCGTAGCAGTTCTGGAACGCCACCAGGAGCGGCTGGAGGATACCGAAGATGCTCTGCCTGAGGGTGTTCATGGCGTACCCTGACAGGCTGAAGGGCGTCTCACCATACAAGATGTGGGGCAGTGCGCCCCGCTGGCTCTCGCCTGTGACCAGGGATAACAGGCCAGCTGCGTCCTTGGTCATCTCGGGGAGGGGCAGGAGCTCTAACCTATCGCCCTCGGCCAGTGGTACTTCCGATCCCTCGACGAACGGGTTCTCATCTAAGGTCTTTGACCCGTCCCTGCTGGTCAGGGTATAGCCGCCCTGTCTGGTACGGCTGACCAGTTCTAGATAGATCGACATGATCTCGTTGGTATGTTCGAATATCTCCCTGTTATCTTGGAAGATGGACTCACCGTAGTCGGCGTAGCCGTCCGAGGTAGACCATACCCGGTCGGATGCGGTGTAGGACTGTACCATCGGGGTGGGTCCTACGGCGCCGATGAAGGCCGGCACCCTGGTCAGACCGTGTTTGGACGGCCTCTTCAGCATCATGTTCCGGGTGCAGACGGCGTTTATCTCCTCGTCATAGTAGTCGAATATCTCTATCGTCTCGCCGGCGTCCATGCCGTGGTCGGAGAGGTCTACCTTGTACTCTTGTTCTAACTGGGTGCGGGTCTTCCTCACCCGGTGGCATATCCAATCCAGCCCCTCGGCGCCCATATTCCAGTAGACATGCCTCGGGTCCCACGGTGTGATATCGGCGTAGGTGGAGTCATCGCTCTTCCTCTTGTTGAGTACGGCCCTGCCGGCGTACCAGCCGCGCATGGCTATCCACCAGGCCATCTGGTCGTGGAACTTCTGCTCGTTGGTGCGTAGCAGACGCTCGTCATTGGCCCTCATCAGGCCGTAGGCGAACCTTTCTTTGTTGTCGTTACGCTCCCTCTCGTCCCTGAAGCCCTCATCGTGGGGTACACGTATGTTCAACCTGGCGCTGGCCAGGATCGACTGCACCTTACGGGCGTAGGTACGGGGTGCGTTACTGGTGAACGACTTGAAATCGTCCCCGGCGTCATACTTCTGGAGCCGCCAGAGTTCGTAGTCCCTGTCCATGCGGTCGCGGAGCGGTCTGGTGGCCAGGTCGTGGTCTTCTACGGCCCCCGCGATCTCATCGGGTGTACATGTCGGCATCTAGTTCCACCTTTTTACCTTGATCACCCGCCTGTCCTGGCTCTGTACGAACCCATAGCGGTCAACAAGGCCGTATATAGTCGCCTTTATGGCGTGGTTATTCCTGTCATCGGGCTCTTCGCCCACGATCATGCCGTCACGGTCCATCTTCCAGCGGTATGCCCGCGTCTGGCCGTCCAGTGGGCTGGGAGCGGCCCCGAATTCGCTCAATATCCCGTGACATTCGGGGTGTATCACCAGTTTGGGTACGTTGATCAGCGGATCGACCTTGAGGAAGCTCTTCATCCGCTCGATACCCTCGTTTATCCTGACCCTTCTGGAGTTCAGGTACAGTCCGCCCTCGCTGGACCACACCTCTACGGGTGCTGCCATCGCCTGGTGCTGCGTCCCTGCGATATCTATGGCCCCGCCGTGGACATCCTTCCACCACGGGCGTGTCTTGCAGACATCTATCATCTGAGAGGTGATAAGACCCGTCTCATAGACCTCATCGAATATCTGTACCACCCCGTTTATCTCCTGTGAGGCCACGATGGCGTAGGCGCCGGCGTATCCGGGGTCCATCCAGAGGTATACGGGCTCTTCAGGGACGTAATCGACTTCCTTCACATGGATATCGGGCCGAAATTCGGGGAATACCAGCCCTCTGGGCGGCATGGGTATCCCCTCGATCCGCTCCATATAGAAGTCATCGGAGGATAATTCCTTCAATCTCTGTATCTCGGGGTCATCCTTACCCCCCGGATAGAGGTG